TTGGCGCGCCCATTGGCCTTCACGACACCACCCATCACTACGCGGTTGCGTTCAAAGGACTCTTTGAGTTGCTCACAGATCTTTCTGGCGTAGTCCTCTTTGGGGTGCCACAAGGCATACACCGCACGGACACCATCGACCAGTCCGCCAGAGCCTCTAATTGCTTCTCTGGCTTGCTCTGGGCTAGATGCCTCACGCTTGGCAAAGTGGTGTGAGACGATGACTGAGGCGCCTGTAGTAGCTGCTAAGGCGGCTAGGCGAGAACAGACGAACTGTGCGTTCTCGGGTACGTTCAAGTCGAGTGCGCACAATGGTTGTAGTGGATCTAGTATGATCACGCACAGATCAGGCATTGCCTGAAATTGATGCTCCAGATCCCCCCAAACATCGGTCGTCGTTGGCGCGCCTTTTCTGACCGTGTCGGGTGCAAAGAGTGGCATGGCACCGCCGGCATCGGGTAGTGGAACGACATAGAGTCTGTCGGGAATCGAACCTAACGCTCGTAGTCGGGTGTGGGTCTCAATGGCATCGTCTTCGGCGGTGATATACACCGTCGTTCCTGAGCCAGATAACTTGCCACCGAACAACAACGGGGCGTTCAGTTTACTACCGTCATAGGCGGCTACTTCTCGTGCCAGTGAGAGCAGCAGAAACGATTTGCCGACACCGCCGGCCGCGGCGATTAACGCAGCCTGAGCTCGTGGGAAAATGCCCTCAACTAACCATTGGCGCGTGGGTGGTGTTCCCACAAATCGTTGAGTGGCATTCCATGAGCGAATATCCAGTTTAGATGAGGTGCTTTTTTCGACTTGGCCCTTGATGACTTCTCTGTCCGCATTGGCCAATGCCTCATGACAGTTCATGCCCTCGGCTATCGCATCAGCCGCATCCCATTTCTCGGGTAGATGAGATGGGATAATGAGTATCTCAACACTTTCAGTTTTCGCAGCCACACAGGCCTGAGCGGCGGACTTGGCATAGTCTTTACCGGCCTGGTCGTTGTCGGGCCAAATGACGACATGCTTGCCAGCCAAGGGGGACCAGTCGGTTTTATCGGTAGGTGCGCTTGCACCGTTCATAGCCGTGGTGGCCACAATGCCCACCGAAATGAGTGCGTCGGCGGCCTTTTCACCTTCCACCAACACCACGGTTTTGGCCTTAGCGAGTGCGGGCTGATTGTAAAGCGGCCGAGGATTGGGTGCTGCCATTTTGCGCGCCAGCACATCCCAAGGGCGGTACTCTTTGCCCTCAGGCGTGTCGTAGCGGTAGACGCAGGCGATCAGTTTGCCGTTGGCGTCGGTGTAGTCCCACTTGTGGCTGTACTGGCCGAGGTCGTCGATCGGTGCTTTGGGTTGTGGCTTTGGCACGTTCGTATGGCTAGTGGGTTCTCCTAGCCATGTGCTCACATCCTCGATCAACTCGGGAAACTGGCTATGCAGATTGAAACCCCGGGTTTGTCCCCACAGGTCCAGAATGTCACCGCGATCATTGGTTGCAAAGTCGATCCACATACCGGCTTTGGGACCGGCAAGCTCAATCACCAGACTTTTGCCGCGGTTGCCGTCTAGGTCACCGACAAAGTATTGCGTACCTCGGGTGCTGCCTTGAGGCAACAAACTGTGGAGCACATTGGGTAAACGTTCCAGTAGTCTCTGCTTGAGTTCATGGGTGGTGAGTTTAGGCGGTAGGTCATCACTGATCTGGTCCTCCGCATCGTTAAAGTCGAGCCAGACGATATTACTCATCGCTTACCTCCCCAACAGCGGTCCTGCCATGCGCAGAACTTGCAGGTGAAGTGGCAGGGATCAGTCGCGGCGCGAGGCAGTAACTCGTGGGCTTCGCAGGCATCCAAAATACGCACACCACGGTCAGAGGCTTTTTGCGCCAACTCGCCATTGAAGGGAACCAGCTCGAAGTAAATCTCGGCGGTGTCTTTGTTGATGGCCGTGAACAAAGCTGGGTGATTCGAAATGCCAGGAATATCCGTTTCCATGTACGCCTGATAGATCGCCATCTGCGTGGCATAGATTGGTTTGGAGATCGTCACGCCTTTTTTGATGGTGTCCTTCCATGACTTGTCATTGAGGCTCTTGCACTCCCACAGCATGGGAAAGCTCATGCCGAGCTCTTCAGGCGCGCCAGCAATCACCCCATCGATATGACCTTTAAGTCGCCCGTTGGCGGCAGAGAAGCCAAATTGACCGCCGTCTGTAGTCTCTGTGTAAAGCGTAAAGCCCGAATCGCGTAGCCATTTGATGGCGAGGTCCTCAAAGATGTGGCCGGCTTCAAAGATGCGAAGTGTTTTGCCGGAGAATTCCTTGCCTTGATCGACCGGTGCGTTGAGGTATTCGTATTGCAGTGCGCGATCGCAGTTAACGCCTAAGCGAGATGCGCCGAGATAGTTGCGTGGCGTTTCATTAGCACGTACCTTGGCCAGTCCCTCATCAATGAAGGCGGTGATGCGATCGCTTAAAGTGTTGGATGAATTAAAGTCCAGCATAGTCATCTCCTCAAAAGGGAATGTCATCTGACGTCAGTAGGCGTAGATGCTCGAAGTAGCCGTCGAGGACCACTTCGATAAGTTGAAGGATTTGCTCACGGCTGTAGTCCGCGAGCGGCTTGTCCATACCGATGCTGGCGACGTAGTCACCGAGGATGGGGAGCACCGCTAACATCGCGGCTTTTTCGTTATGAGTAGGATTAATCACATGACCTCCTGTAGCTTTGTATCGTTGTAGGTGAATACTTTGGCAGGCCATCGAGCAGAAGCGCTTAAACGCCCGCCGGATGCCCTTGCGATGGGGTGTGACCCAACAGAAGCCTCGGCCCTCTCGGCCACATATCGCGCACAACATCAGGCCACCTTCCTATTACGATCGACGGCAAAAATCCGGGATTGGATCGCTGCCTTGTTGAAGCGAAAGGTAATCAGACACGAGGCTTGATAGCGGGTGAGGCCAAAGTCGTGCTGGCAGCGTTGGGGTAAAAATTTGAACTGTTGCTGCGTGGGCGACTGATTTAACCAAGAGCGGGTTTTACGGGCAGTTTCCTCACTCTCGTGTTCGTTGAGCCAGTCGTCTGCGGCGGCAAGTCCAAGGGTTCGCTCGCCGATAGATAACAAATGCACGCCGAGTTTTTTGCCACCGCCAATGGCGAACCAATGGCCGTTGAGGTAAAAAACACCAGCCCATGCCTCAAAGCCGGTGGCCATCATCGCGGTGTCATCACCAAACAAATCACACCAGCGGAAGGATGAGCGCTTGAGCAGATCGACCTCTGACATGACAAACTCGGTGAGTTCTGTCTTGGCCTTGCTGTCGTCGCGTTCCCATACATAGCCACACAGAGCACATTCCATGGCCGAGAGCGGCACTTCGGCCTCACAATCAGGACACGTTTTGGTGGGCGCCTGACCGGTACCCTCGTGACCGTCGAGGTTAGCTTCCTGTTCCAGCGAGCCGTGAATCAGCGTGCTAGTGCCGAAGTCCAACACGATGCAGTCGGACTTGCTAACACCGGGGTACTCTTCGGGGTCGACAGTACGAAGACCGCGGCCGACCATTTGGATCAGAGTGGATTTGTATGAACTGGGGCGCAGGAGAACCACGCAATCAATCGGTGGGTGGTCGTACCCCTCCGTGAGCACAGCCACGTTAACGATGACCTGGGCCTTACCTGAGGCAAATCGTGCGAGCACATCCTTGCGTTGTGCCTTGGTGAGCGAGCCATGAATGACCTCATTCGATACACCTGCCTGACGAAAAGTTCTGGCCACATTTTCAGCGTGATCCACCGTTGAGCAGAACACCACCGTTTTGCGCTTGCCTGCATGGGTTTGCCAGTGCTTGACCACGGCGTCATTGACGACTGTGCGGTTCATAATGGCATCGACTTCGTGCATGTCGAAATCATCGGCACTGCGTTTGACTTGCGATAACGCTTCCTGCGTACCGACATCCACTACAAAGGTGCGAGGCGGTACCAGGTGGCCGGAATGAATGAGTTCTGCCAAACTGATCTGGTCTGCCACGTTGCTAAACACTGGACGTAAGCCTTTGCCATCGCCTCGATTGGGTGTGGCGGTGACGCCCAAGACCTTTAGTTTGGGATTACGCTGCAGTGCAGTGTTGATAACATGGCGGTAGCTGGGAGCGGCCGCATGATGCGCCTCATCAATGACTAACAGATCCAGTGTTGGCATCTGATCCATGTTGCGAGGCTGCGACAGGGTTTGCACCATGGCGAAAGTCGTTTGACCCGCCCATGACTTCTGCTTGGCATCGTAAATTGAGGTGCTCACGCCGGGATTTACCCGGCGGAACTTGGACTCGTTCTGTGATGTCAGTTCGTCACGATGTGCCAGCACACAGACTTTGGTGTCGGTGTCACCGATCATTCGCCCCGCAGCAGCCGACAGCATTACCGTTTTGCCCGCACCTGTTGGCGCCACCCCCAAGGTGTTGTTATGTCTTTCAAGCGCTGAAACACAGCGCTCAACAAAGACCTTTTGACGGGGACGAAGAATCATCGCGCTAACTCCTTACTGTGCCCATGCGGGACGGCCGCTAGGAGCAGTTACCGGTGCTGGTGGGACAGAACTCTGAGTGGCAGGTGCCGAAGGTACTTGCGGCGCAAAGGTTGCCTGAACAGCGGCAGCCGCAGTGGGTACAGTCTCCATCGCCTCGGCATATCCCTTTTGATCTGGTGTGACAGCCGACTTGATGACGTTTTTCATCTCGCCGTTTTGGTCTTTGTCGACGTCGATCTTGGCGACGAACTCGATGCCTTCCAGATCAGCAAAGCCGGAGATACGACGCAGTTGCTGCGCCTTGGGGGAGTTGTCATTGGGGTGCAAACCGCGTGCAGAGTTCAGCATGCCCTTCACAAAGCTGCGACCCATGTTGGCCCACTCGGGTCCTTTGGGACTCTCAAGGCCAATCAGGCTCCATACTTTGCGCTTGGCGTAGGGGCCATCGGTGACCACGAACTCACAATTCAAATACACCGAACCGGTCATGGTGCTTTGGGTCGCGTAACCCCCCGTCCAACCTTGGCTCGCATCATCAATGCCGCCGGGCTTAATCGTCATGCGGACCCGGGCGATGGTGCCCTTGGGGATTACATCAAAGGATTGCTGATCT